CGGCACAGTTGACTGCACCAATTGCTGGAGTGTTAGGTGGTAATCAGCCAACATATCGTGGTCCCGGTGGACAAATGTATGGCGCTAATCAGTATCCAATGATGCAACCTGCAACTCAGCAAGGTGCATATTATACAGGTTACAATGCTAGAGGCAATCAACAAACGTTTGTAAACCCTGCAATGATGCAGACAGCAATTGATGCAGACAAAGCGTCCAGAGATTCTTTACCTCACATTTCAAAAGGCACTTGGGAAGCATTAGATCAAGCAAAAGCGGCTACTAAAGAAGCAGAGAAGCAATATCTAGCATCAGAAGCAGGATCGTCAGAATATCGTATAGCACAAGAGGCTAGAGAACAAGCACAAGTACGTGAACAACAAATCACAAATGAAATTCTAAAATCAAGACCAACTGCTGTTGGTGGTGGTTCTAGTGCTGGTGGTAACTTCATGTCTAGCATGGGGAATTTTGCATTTGATTTAGGCACATCACTTGTTGCAAGTAAGTTAACGCAAAATATTAAGAACCCATACCTAAAAGCATTTGCTAATTTTGGTATCACATCTGCGGCTAGTTCATTTATTAGACCAATGCTATTTGGTGCACCAACGGCAGCCGGTGCGGCCGCATCTGCGGCACCTTCATTATTTACTGCTGGTAATGCCGCAACGTTGGGTAAGAGTCTTATGCCTGGAAGTACATTGGGCTTTGCGGGTACCGCAGGAAATATGTTAGCAAATGCAGGATACACAACTGCTGGTAACTTTATGAGCGGTGTTCAATCAGGTATGAATATTTCGTCTGGTGCGGCTTCAAGTGGATATCAGGCAGCCGGCATGGGTGGTGACCTCGTAGCCGGTGAAATGGTTGGTCAAGCCCTACCATATGCACAAGCAATAATGCTTGCGCTTAAAGGCGATTTTAAGAAAGCGGCAACAAGTGCGGCGGGTACTTATATAGGCCTTGCTATTTCAGGTGGTAATCCAATTGTTGGCGCAATTGGTGGAATGCTTGGTAGTATGATTGGGAGAAAACCCAAACCAGCAGTTCTTAGAGTTGCTGGATCAACTGGCAATGAAGTGTCTGCTACAACTACATTTTCAAAAGACAGTCCACCTGAAGCATGGTCTAAATTTGCTGATACGATATTAGTTGCGCTATTTAATTCCGCAAAGTTAATGCAACAAATGGCGGGTGGTACTTTATCGTTTGTTAACATTGGTGTTTACGTAGACTCACAAAGCGGTATTACGTTAGCCTTGTATCAAGAAGGCGAGGCAACAAGTAATGCAAATCCAAAATGGACTAAAAACTTTGGTTCAATAGGCGATTTTAAATTAGGTACTGCACTTAAAGGCATGATTGAATTTATGCGTGATTGTCTCAAAGAAGGCAAAGATGCAATTACGGCAGATAAATTAGATAAAGCAACCACAGAACTAAAATCTAAAAATATTCAAACAATTACTTCTGGTGTCCTTAACGAATTGAAAACTGGTGGACAGTATGATTTGTCTAAAGGTGTTGGATATGATTCGGGTAAACCAACTTCAACTGGTCGCATAACAGGTAATGCAAAAACTAGAGTGGGTGCAGTTAATCTTGGTTCAATCAATAGTGCATCAAATGTTACATCATTGACTGCCGCAAAAGCAAACACTTCAGCAACCGCTTTAGTTCCTACATCAGGAAATACAACAAATGTAAGTAATATGACTCCAACAAATTCTGTTGTTGCTGTTGGTGGAAGTTCTCAAATTGACAATTCTATGAGTGTTACTAATATTAATCAGATTAGTACAATGAATGACCCGTGGAGAAGAGGTGGCGTCAATACTGATTATCAATTAGCCGCATAAAAAAAGGGGAGCATTTCTGCTCCCCAAAATCATAACAAACAAAGGAGAAGAGGAATTAATCCTCGGCTAACTTCTCAAAGTAACTCACATCATCTTCATCATCAAATTTGCTAGACTGCTCTACAGTAGTCTTAGGCTTTGCAACTGGTGCTTGAATTGGTGCGCTAGGCTTAGCAACTGCTTCAGCATATTCTCCACCACCCTCAAGACCCAAAACTTTGTTCAAACGTGCTTTGAGTTCATCATATGATTTGAAATTCTTTTCACTCAAGAATTCAGAAAGCAAATGCTCTGACTTCCAAATCTTTTCCAAGTCATCTTCATCTTGCGACAAAGGTGCTGGTGATTCAAATTCAGACTTGTCATAGTTCTGATAGCCTTCTACTTTACGAATCTTCAACTTAAAGTTCGCACCTTCCCACAAGTCAAACGGATTGACTGGTGTTTCATCCTCAAACTCGGGATTCATCATGTCATTCAACTTGTCGAAAATTTTCTTACCGAATTTGAACAAACGAACAGTACCATCATTGTCAGGATTAGCGGCATCCTTAATGATGTATACGTTTGCAATGTATTGCAATTTACGTTTTTGTTTACGTGCAATGTCTTTATTTGCTTCAACACCAGAGTTCCATAGAACAGTATTGTGTTCTGAAACTGGGTCTTTCTTGTTGAGTGTAGTCAACGAATTCTCAATGTACCAACCACCTGGTCCTTGGAATGAATGACTGAAGACTTGAACCCAAGGTACATCCTCGCCTGCGGGTGCGGGAAGAAAACGGATCGTTGCGAAACCGTTACCTGCTTTATCTACTGTGGGTTTCCAGAAGCGGTTGTCTTCATAAGACTTCTTACCTTCTTCTTTATTTCCTAGTTTTGAAATCTCGCTAGTGAGTTTCTCTAGGTCTGCGTTGCGTGACTTTTTCAAGTCTGCGAATGATGTTGCCATATTAGTATCCTCGTATTAAATGTATTAAATATATGTTTTTGCTTGTCCACTTTTATCATAATCTACTATATTATATAGTCGATCACAATCCTCTTTCTTGGCTAACAAGTAACAAAACTTTGCAGGTTTTCTCACTACTGCCACTATGCTGTTACAATTTCTCGTAACGCTTTTTTCATCTTTATCGTATCGTAACTTAAGAAGGGCTGGTACTTTCTGCATATCTTACTTACCTCTTTGTAAATTGGATCATGAATCATTATATCATACCTCTTCACGAAATGCAACACAGAATTAAGTATTGCCAACGTTTCGAGACTGATATCTCCCCTTAGATATTTCTTAATGATCGGTGGATGATCACCACCTTTAGCATCAAAAAACTCATTCAACTGTTCTGGAGTCCATCCAGAAACAAAATCCATTTCATTCTTAAAGATATAAGTTAAAGACTCTTGCTTTCGCTTCCACTCTTTATATCTGTCTTCACACTCTTCAGACAATAGTTCACCAACCCACATCTTCGTATCGTGTAGGAAGTTTGAGACTAAAAACTCTTCCAAGTATGCATCTTTTCGATTACCTAGTTTAGCAAAAAAGATTTTGTCTTTGCGTTTCATAAAAGAATCGTATGTGACATTTACTTTTTTGTTGTACTTGAACCAATCATAACTATCTTGCGTAAAGTGATTTTTTATTCCCAAATAAACTTTGTACGCATCTATCGCATCCATTTTATTCAATCATCAACCTCAATTGGTAGTCTTGCTCTGTTAATTGTAATCATTCTTGATTTGATTGCTTCACCCTCAATAGATGCTTTCATCTTTGGAGTGATGAGACCTGCCGCAGTTTCAATCTCAAGATTTCGTTCTTCGCAAAAGAGTAGAACCGCCTCAATCATTGTAATAGGATGTTTCTCTATTACAAGTTTCTTGATATGCGCTTCAAACTCTTTCGGAGTTAAAATATTCAGACTCATTCTGGTCTTACTGCGGTGATCTTACCGTTCTGATAATGTCCGAATCTGTTCTTCTGATTCGCTGGAATAGCAGTACGATATTCGGGATTGTTCACTTCTTCTGGTGTCGCTGAATAGAATTTAGGATTCACTTTCTTGCTTGAAAAATTTCTCACTTTAAATTCTTTCTTTTCTGTTTTCATAATGTTTAGTCCTATAGAATATATGATTACCAATTTGAACAACTTTCACTTTATTTTTTGCCCAATCAGGATGAACATATGTTGCGTGAAAGTGTGTTGCACCCTCTAATAGACTAATTATAACAGTATCCTTCGATTTTGTCAATAGCATCTTTGCCACATCGTAGCATTCTTTCCATAGTGCTACGTTCGGTG